AGATAACCGCCTTGCCAACATACTCTGCTGTCTTGATGATCTGGCTGTATGAAGCATCAGACCACTTAGAACCATCAAGGGTTGTATCGAAAGCTGCGATAATGCGAGTTACTTCATCTGCTGAATAACCTAGTACATCTGTGATTGTTGCTGTTGCTGTAGTCATTTTGAGCCCTTTCGTATTGGGTATTTCCCTTTACGAGTAGAACAATACGCCCTACCTAACCCGACACCAAGCTAATTTTGATAACAGTTTTATAACGAAGTTATCCACAGCCTCGTCACCTAGATCCGGAATAGCTATCTCACCGGACTCTGCCATAGACCTTGCCCTGCACGATAAAAGTGCCATTCTTTTCTATGTTAATAATGTCCACCTGAACCGTAGAATTATGGACATACATGATGGCAAAGGCTTGCTGCCAATTAGCCGTTCCCTTGGTGTATGAGGCTTGTCTAAAGTCCATCAGATTACCTACCTCAACTCCATGTAAAACACGCCCTAAACGCCCACCAGAGGCTTCTGTGAAGGCGCTACGCCCTGCTCTGTGAGTATGTCCTGAGATTACATTCTTGCCATGCCTACGGGCTGCTTCAAGGGCTGAAAGCCCACCCTGCTGCTTGATAGGCGTATGGTCTCCATGAACTGCAATCCAGTTAGGCGCTATGTTCATGGGGTTCTTATGGAAGATTATGCCAAGCTCGTCAAACTTCATAAACTTCTCAAAGCGCAGCTCAGGCAAGGATAGGAATGAGGGAATCTTTTTCATGATGATGTTGTAGAGCCGGTCTGTGTGATTAGATCTAATACAGTCAGTCACGCCCAGTTCCCAGAGAAGCTCTACGCAACGGTCACGGTCATCGCCAAGGCTCTGCTCGTAGGCTTGAGGTGTACCTTCTGACCACTTGCTTATGGTCTGGAAATCAATCTCATCACCGATAGTTACTGTCTGGTCTGGCTTAAATGTCTTGAGGAATCTTGCAATGTTCTGAGTTAAATGCGTGTCCTCGAAGGGCACTTGCAAATCGCTCAGGATTACGATTCTCTTCATTAGTCCTCGTCATCGTCATCATAGTCATTACCCGATATTTTTTCGATGGGCTTAACTGGCAGAATCCAGTCAGGATAAGACTCACGATCTAACAGAAGCCAGAACGCCATGTCTGTAGAGAATCCAGCCTTGCGCAGACTGGTGTAGTAAACGTGCAGAGCAATGCAATAAGCATCTAAAGCTGAGTATGTATCAAGGTCAATGACCTTTTTAGTTCTCGCCATGAGATAAGTGTTACTTACCTAACATCTCGATTATGGTATCGACACGCGTTTCTAATCTATTGACCTGATCCTTAATACTAGAACCGCCGTTGGGCTTAAGTTCTGTCAGGTAATGCTTAATCATAAACTGAGTGTAAGTTGCCACGCCACCAAGGACTGTGATTACTCCTACAGCCCAAGCTGCGAGATCAACCGCGCTCATTACTTCTTAGGCGTTGCGTATCCGAATACGCCTGCTAATACCGCCCAGAGAACAGAGCGATAATCAAGTGCAAAGTTAGATGCACCCCACGCAGCTAGGAATGCTCCTGCTGTAAGGATTGCTGGGTTCTTCATGTTCATGCTGTGCCGCCTATCATTGGGATATTAGAAAAGAACGAGCCATCTGCATCGCCCTTCGAAGTGAAAGAGATATGGCAATGAAAGTCATGCGGATTGATTCCAGAATACTTACGCCAGCGCCAGCCCATGCGAGCGGAAGCAATCTTTCCTGCGAATATGATGTAAGCAATGCGCTTGTCAGACTTTGCTGCGTGTCGAATCTGATCCGCAAGGTCAGGCATGAGGTCAGGCTTTTTCTTTCCAGATAAATCCCTGTCAATATCAATGGCTCTGACGATACCTTTTGCATCAGGTACATGATCACTAACACGCGATTGATGACGGGCATCGCCAATCCAGCCGTCTGAGGTTCTATCTCGATCTGGGTAAGAATCATCTATCTGAAGCCTAAGTTGCTGTCCGGCTTTGCATAGCTTTGCACTCATTCGACTTCATTCCAAGATTGCGCTTCTTCATTCCATTCATACATTTTTTCATCAGACGGTTTAGCAACTGGTGGTTGCCAATAAGAGCCTGAACGAATCCATGAAGGATAAGGCTGAGGCGTAATAAAAATATCCTCGTAAGGATTGTAAGAAAATCCAATCCCTGCGTAAACGCCTCTGATTTTATTGTTGTATGAGGTTTTAATCCAAGTGCCACCAAGGTTATCTATAATCCATTGATAGCCTTCATCGCCTGCTGGATCGTTGTTATCTCCAACAACAACAGCAATAACTAAATTATTTTCATCTATCTGCGCCCAATGACTCATACTGGATACCTCACAATAATAATTCCTGAGCCGCCGTTACCGGCAACTGCACCAGTACCACCGCCACCTGAACCTGTGTTTGCTGTTCCCGCTGTTCCATTGCCAGTCCAGCCACCTGCTCCACCGCCGCCTGAACCGCCACTCAGACCGCTGCCAGATATACCACTTACACCGCCGCCGCCGCCTGCATAGAAACCTGATACTCCAGTTGATGTTGCACTTGCCCATGTCGAATAAGTATTAACACCAGCCCCGCCATCTGAACCTACTCCGCTGGTCGATGAATCAGCTCCTGCTACTCCAGCACCACCGCCGCCGCCGCCGGCGCGCTGTCCACCTTGTCCTGTAATTGTTGCACCAGATGTACCTTGACCTGAAGTTGGAGATCCACCAGTACCGCTTCCAGCATTATTCCAAGCCGCTCCACCGCCGCCAGAGCCGCCTGAATTTCCAACGAACGCACCACCGGCAGATGCACCGCAGCCGCCACCGCCGCCGCCAACTGCTGAAGTAAGTGATGTGAAAGTGCTGTTCTGACCATTAGTTCCATTGCCACCAGCAGAACCAGTACCGCCGCCGCCTATAACAAGGTTGTAAGAGCCTATGGCAAGAGTTTGAGATGTATAAGCTAGTCCACCTGCACCACCGCCGCCGCCTACAGGACCGGTGAGATTTGAACCACCGCCACCGCCGCCACCGGCGATCATAAGAACATCGCAAGTTAAAGGACCGTTTGAAACTGAAAGAGTGCCGTTACCAGTAAACAGACGATAATTAAATCCACCTGATGTAAATAAAGTGCCGCCAGTTACAATTGGAGTTGGTGCAATGAACGGCGCTAATAATCCTGCTGTAATCGCACCAATCACTAGCCGATTGCTCCCACGACATACCAAGTGTCTGTTGCTGTCTTGATGCAGACGGCTGTCTTGTATTGACCTAAGGTTGGAGAAGCTGCTACTGCACCTGCTGAGAGAACTGTTGTTGTGCCTGAGGTAACTGCTGAGATTGTGCAAAGTCCAGCGCCCTTGTTAAGGACTGTAATTGCTGTGCCTACTGGGAAAGCTACTGAAGCATTGGTAGGAATCCTAAACGCTACGGCTGTCGCTTTGTTCATAGGAACTAGGACTTGATACTGATCGTCAGAGACTGCTGTGTAATCTGCTGTCTGGTCTGCATCGACTGTAAAGGTCACTAAGCCGTTGAAAATTGGGGCTGTCAGAATATCTCCTGTAACCGTTGGGAAGCCTGTTGCCATCTGTTTATCTCCTAGTAAGTCATTGCACTCACGCCAATTATACCGCGTTCTGTGCTTCCTATAATGAATCCATCGGTTATGGGCTCAAGTGTTGTAACTGTAACGCTCATGCTGTTAGGGCTGATATTCCATGAAAGACCTTGGCATTGCAGAGTCTTAACGATGGTAGAGCCGTCTGGCTGGATATTGCTGATTCTCAGATTGTCAAAGTAATCCAAGCCAATCATGGTATCTGTTGGAACTGCTGGGTCTAGTAGATCAACAAGCATCTGGTCGATGCGGATAGTTGTCTCAGCTCTAGTGGCTACATAGGTTGCAGCGATATTTAGGGCATTGGCATCGGTATCGATAACTAAGTCCTGTGCGCTGTACTGGTGAGGGAAGTATCGGGCAATGCTGTCTGCGTTGGCTGCAAATTGGGCTGAGCCGCCATAACGGGTTATCTGAGCCTGATTGATAATGAGCTTGTCATCAAAGGCAAATACAAGGTTCTTGTAAGGGATATCGCCGGTCTGATTGAACTCGATAGGAGTTCCAGAGATAGATGAAGCAACCTCGTTACGAGACTTGAACACGGCTGTGCCTGAACCATTGATAAAGAACGCACCCTGCTCCGAGAACTCTGCGTTCTTAACTGCTGCGAGGCTTGTACGCAGGGTTGCAGGGTCAGCGATACATTGGGATTGACCAGTAGCGATTGTGCGCATATTGGAAGGGAAGCCTACTTGATCTAATATCTTGCCTATGCGTGTGCCGGTTGCCTGTCCTGCCCCTGAGTCTGCAACGGTTGTAACCTGAGCCAAGTTAAAGAGACGGAAGGCATCTGCGACATAGATATCCACATAGCCCATCTGCTCTGCTTGGTCATAGGTATAGCGGTACTCGGTTGTATAGCCTGAAAATAAGAACTCTTGGGTTGTGGCTGTTGTAGCTGCTATACGCACCTTGCGAAGAGGTACGAGATAGCCGTAATACGGGCTTGCTGTGTTCTGTGGGTTGAAATAAGAGTCTGGGTCGATAATGCGTACAACGGCTGTACCGGCGATGTACTGGTCTGCTTGGATATCTCTGCCACGATTGATAGTGATGTTACGGACTTGAGGAGTTAGATCAACAATCGGAACTGGAACTGTAGATGAGCCGAGTGTGCCAGTACCGAGAACTCCGTACTTTGCATCGCCAATAGTAAATGGATAGCCGAAAGTCGCACCTGAGCTAAAGTCAAAGGATACCGATATCTCAGCAGGTAAACTCACGAGATAGACCAGCCGCCATTAAGTCGGTTGATAGATGATCCTGTGCCTGACATCGAAGTATCTTGTAATGCAGAAGCAATCTGCTTTCCATCGATATTAACTGATACTTGAATCGGACCTGTTAGGTTTGATGCTTCTTCTGCTCTACGGAAGCTGCCTGGTGTTGATCTAGGGAATGGGGTCACATTGGTCTGTGGAACTTCAGGTATCTCAGGGAATGAAGGATTGTTATTCCAGCCAAGAGAACTGTTAAAGTTAGGGTCGCCTGTGACTATTAGCGCAGCCTTCTTTGCTAGTTCATCTAGATATTTACCCCATGCAGCAAACGGGTTCTTAGCGTCTGGAAGGCTTGCAAGATACCCAGCCAAGTCCTTGCTCAGCCCTTGAGCCACCGCTATCTCGGCAGTCAGTTTCTTCGCTTCTGAAACATTGCCAGTAATTAGAGCAAATTGGAGTTCAACGCGCTTACGATCTTCATCAGATAACTTGCCTTTAAGGGCAGCAATAAGTTGAATCTGCTCTAAGTCAAAGATTGAGCCAGCCTTCTTAAGAGCGTTCTGCTTCTTCTGCTCGTCAGTCAAAGCCTTCTGAGACTTAACCTGCTTAGTCTGCAAGGCTGCTAACTCCTTGGCTCGCTTGGCTGCTGTCGCTTCTGCTGCTCGCTGCTGCGCTGTGCGCTGTGCTGTACCTGCTGGAGATGCTGATCGATTAGTTGATGGTTTAGGTGCTTGCAGCATGACATCGACATCGCCACCTGCTAGAAAATTAGTATAACCTTTACGGAACTTCTCAATCAATCCAATGCCAGTACCCAATGCGACTATTACATTGCTAGTGGCTTTGGCAATGTTATCAATTGCCTTGGCTGCATCGCTGGCTTCTGTGCCACCCCCTACGCGAGCGAGGGCATCTACTAGACCTTTGCCGATTGTCTCCTGAGCTCTTCCGGTTGCTGTTGTAAGGACTTCCATCTTGTAAGAGGTTGTTTCAAGGTAAGCCTGTGCTGAACCTGCTGAACGGGCAAGCATAATGCCGAGAATCTCATTGAATGACTTAGTTGTTATCTCAGCTCTAGTTAAGCCTGTGTTGTACTTGATTAAGCCTCTAGTAATTCCTACATAGCCTTTGCCTAAATCTGTTGCAACCGTGGCTAAATCAATACCGCTTGCTCTTGAGATTTGGATAGCATCATTGAGAAGTTTTTGAGACTGGGTTAGTGATCCAGTTGTTGTCAGTAATCCTTGGAAGGCTGGTCGAAGTACATCATCGGCTATTGCTGCGCTGCGCTCAAGGTTGTCAATAAAGGTTGCAACCTGAACCTGAGAGAATGAAAGCCCAAGGTTATCTACTGCCGTTGCTAGGCGGTTGGCTGCCGCTTCATCGGCTGCAAAAGCCTTGACTGCTGCCTTGCCATAAGAGAC